AGCTATCTTTGAAGGTCAAGGAAATGCAAGTTCTACTGCTGATGGTGGTCAATATGTTTCAATTACAAGAACTGGTCCTATCTCTAGTGCTTCTGGAAATGTCTGTGGTGGTTTATTACTTGCAAATGGATCAAGCATTACTGGACAGGCAAACTGCGGCATAAGAGGAACTTACGAATACTCGAGTGGTAGAGATATACAATTCTTTACTTCAAGTGATAATAGTTCAGCACCAACCAATAAAATGATTATAAAAGGAAATGGTTCAATCGGTATGGGTGGAGACGGCGGTGGTGAAGTTCAAGGATCGAGCTACGGATTAAGTGTATATAACGATGTTGTACCTTGTTGGTTTGAAACTAGGTCAAGTGTTGCTGCTCATGAAGTGATGATAATAAATAGAAAAAATTCAGCAGGTACTATGATTGCCTTTGCATATAATGATTCTGAAAAGGGAACAATCACCCAATCAGGTGGAGCTGTATCATACAATGCTTTTATGGGATCTCACTACACAGAAACTTCTGAAGATACATCAACTATACTAGTTGGAACAGTAATGGAAACGGTAGATGCTCTTGTAGAAAATAAATATGAAGACCAAAAACGATTAGCTAGATGTAAAGTATCGGACACTTCGGAATCTCCAAATGTATATGGAATATGGTTTGATGATAATGAAACAGGACAAGTAGCAGCACTAGGCGCTTCTTTTTGTAGGATTAATAGTGGAGTAACAGTTTCTATGGGAGACTTATTAGTCTCAAATGGTGACGGAACAGCTAAATTACAGTCAGATGATATAATAAGAAGTAAAACAATAGGCAAAGTAACTTCAACAGTAAAAAAAGAAACATATAGTGACGGCAGTTATGTTGTACCTGTAGTTCTTTATTGTGGATAAATACAGGATTAATAAATGGTATTAACAAAAGTGAAACCAGGTAATATTGGAAGGATAAAGGTATATAAATAGAATAAAGGGTAATTAATATGGCAGCACCAAATAGTAAAGCAACATTAACAGATCACTGTCTAAGGGCATTAGGATATCCTGTGATCGAAATAAATGTTGACGATGATCAGGTGGAAGATAGAATAGATGAGGCTTTACAGTTTTATCAACACTATCATTCAGATGCCGTAGAAAAAGTATATTTAAAACATAAAGTTACTAATTCAGAAATAGAATTTACCGCTGCTTCAAATGGTACATTCGTAAAAGGTGAAATTATTACAGGCGGAACATCAGGAGCTAAATCAGTTATTCAATCTGTTACAAGCACAACCAAAATAAGGTACAATGCATTAACAGACTTTAGTAAAGTATTTGCAGTTGGTGATGTAGTCACAGGCGGCACGTCCGGAGCTACAGGCACTATTAAAGCTAGTGGTATAACTATTGGCGATATAGAGAATGGTTATATAACCACACCAGAATTAGTTCAAGATGTATTAGATGTATTTCCAATAGAGGAAGCAACTACATCTACCAATATGTTTGACATTAAATATCAAATGCACTTAAATGACATTTATTCATTAGGATTCTTAGGATCTTTAAGTGAATATGTTATGACACAGCAATGGTTATCATTATTAGATATGGTAATCGACGATAGCACAAAACATCTTAGCTTTGACAAACATAAAGATCAGCTCAGAATAGATATGGATTGGAATAAAGAAGTTGATAGGGATGATTACTTAATTATAGAATGTAATAGAGTAATAGATCCAGATACATATACAGAAGTTTATAATGATTACTTCTTAAAAAGATATTGCACGGCACTTATTAAAAGACAGTGGGGAACAAATCTATTAAAGTTCGAAGGTATGGTAATGCCGGGTGGAGTAACATTTAATGGTAGACAACTCTTTGATGATGCTAATGAAGAAATTTTAAAATTAGAGGAAGAGTGTAGATTAAATTGGGAACAACCAGTCGATTTCTATACAGGATAAATTATGCCAAGATCAGTTTTCTTTTCTCAGGCAGTTAGATCAGAACAAAATCTTTACGAAGATCTGGTTATAGAAAGCCTAAAAATATTCGGTCAGGATGTATATTACATTCCTCGAACATTAGTGAATCGTGACAATGTACTCAATGAAGATCCCGCATCTAAATTCGATGATGCATATTTAATAGAAGCTTATTTAGAAAACGTAGACGGATTTGAAGGACAAGGGGATTTATTCTCCAAGTTTGGTTTAGAAATACGAGACGAAGCAACATTCGTAATCTCTAGAAGACAATGGGAAAAGATCATAGGTATATTCTCTTCTGATCTTGTTAACCCGAGACCACAGGAAGGCGATGTTATATTCCTTCCAATGACCAATTCTTTCTTTGAAATATCCTATGTAGAAGATGATTCGCCATTCTATCAACTATCTAACTTACCTGTATACAGATTAAACTGTTCACTATTCGAATATTCAGACGAAGATTTCGATACAGGCATAGAATCTATAGATCAAAAAACAGGTGCATCAGCTTATCAGGTCACACTGGATTTAGCTATCACAGGTGGCAATCATTACGAAATTGGCGAGCAAGTTACCCAAACGGTTGGCGTAACAGCGGCTGGTTTAGATATAACTGTTAGTGGTGAAGTTCAGAATAGAACTAAAACATCAGATACAGCATCTCAGATTGGAGTTTCTAATATCGAAGTTAAGAACAGTGATGGTGTAGCTCGAGAGTTTATCGAATCAAATACTAACCCATTAGTCGGTTCAATCAATAGCTATTCTGCTTATGTTACCAAGTTATATGGATTAACAGATACAACTGAAACTTTTGACACCGATGGTGGTGCACAAAATGTCGAGTTTGAAAACTTTGCAGATGATTTTATTGACTTCAGTGAAACAAATCCATTTGGCGATCCTTCGGAGACTTACTAATGTTCGGGCTTCATTTCTATCACGCAACAATGAGAAAATCCGTAGCAGTGTTTGGTACACTGTTTAATGATATATCTGTTGTAAGAAAAAAGAGCGATGGTTCTATTGTTAACCAGGTACGTGTACCATTAGCATATGGACCTAAACAAAAGTTTCTTGCAAGATTAGATCAAGAGACAGGATTTGATGCTCCGATGGGTATTAAATTACCCCGTATGGCTTTTGAAATTACTGGACTAGAATTAGATGTTGTACAAAAAGGACAAAAAAGAAATAAGATTGTAGAGAATCATGGTTCAGATGTAACCAAAAAGAAAACATTACAAAATTACACAGCATATAATATAGGTATGCAGCTAAATATCATGGCAAAGAATCAGGACGATGGATTACAAATAATGGAACAAATACTTCCATACTTCCAGCCAGAATATACATTAACAATTAAACCAGTAGATGGATTTGATTTAAAACAAGATGTACCAGTTATATTGACTGGGGTAAATATTGATGATCAATACGAAGGTAGCTTTGAAGAAAGAAGAGTATTAATATACACATTAGACTTTACAATGAAAATGAAGTTCTATGGTCCAACAGTGAACCAGGGTGTTATAAGAGAAGTTAATCTTGACTTTGAAAATAGACAAACAGGTGAATTCTTTGAAGGACTTAATTATACTGTTAGACCTTCTGATACTGCAGATAATAAAGTAGTTACTGTAGCTTATGATGAAAACCAATTTGTGGTTGGAGGAGATCAGTTCATATATGACGTAACAGTTGAACCTTACCCAGTGAGTGCTTCAACAGCAGCTGCTTCATCAAGCTCTACTGAATTACAGCTTGTGAATACATCAACACTAGAGGTTGGACACGTAGTGAGTGGATCGGGTGTAAGTGGTGCACCGCAGATATCTGCTATCAATTCACCAACTAAAATAACATTAACTACAGCACAGAGCATTGCAAATAATACTAATTTAACATTTACTTCTAATAAATTTAACTTATTTGCCCAAGTACAACCTACTTTAACTTTATATAGAGGAAACACTTATATATTCCGTCATCCAAGTGGACATCCAATTAGATTTTCAACTACAAATGATGGAACACATC